CCAGTGTATCTGTAATGTACTGTGTAGATTACATTGTCTTCACCCTCTGCTTGAATGTGAGCGTTCATTTGTGGGATGTCCCATTTGTAAGTAATTGCCATTTTGTTTTTGTTTAATTGTTGTTTTCTAATTGTGTTATTTTGTTTTCTAATGTTTCTACTTTTTCAACTAAGTCTTTTATTGCTTTCATTAAATGCGTTGTCATTCCCATAGGATTAAAACTATACATTGCGTCATCATCTTCATTTTCTTTATTTAAAACATATGCTTCGGGAAAGTTTGCTACTTCGTTTTGCGCTATAAAACCTGTTGTTTTTTCCTCGGAAGCATCTTGAATTTTATATCTAAATTTCTTAGGTTGTAAAGCTTTAAATTTACCTAAAGTGTCATCTGTCCAGTTTGTAATATTCTTTTTTAGTCTTTCATCAGAACCACTTGTAGAGAATATAGTATTTGTTGTTGTTACTCTTACAAAACCAACTAAATTTCCTTGAGTTCCACTACCTTGACGATATTGGGTTATTGTTGAAAAAGAAGCACTATTTGTTTGGCGTAAAACTAAAACAGCAGAAGAAGAGTTTGTTGTAGATGTGTTTTCTATTCTACCTGCGCCACTAAAACCATCACCACCAGTGTTGCTAACAGATATCATTAAACCTTGTTTTGTTGCTGGATCAGCACCGTATGCAAAACCACCAGTATCACCTACTGTTGCTTCTATTATACCGGTTACTTCAAGTTTATTTCCAGGACTAGTATTTCCAATACCAACCTTACCTGTTCCACTTGGATTTATTAATATATCTGAGTTAGTTATTGAGGAGGTTATACTTAAATCATTACTTGATTTTGATAATCTACCATATTCTACGCTTGCAACTCTTAATACAACATCTCCACCTCCAGCATCTAACCTGATATCATCTGGCGCATCAATAGTAAAATCACCGTTGCCACTTTCTGTAAGTGTTACGAAGTTAGCGTTGTCACTACTTATTTGCAAAGAACTTGATCTAACTTTTACAGATTGATTTGAATCAATTACCAGTGCTACACCTCCGCCAGTAACAAATTCTAACTGATTAGCAGTGTCGCTATACATACCAGTATTTGTATCTCCTATAAAAGTATAACCTGGTTGGCCTTTATCACCGCCTTTAACAGAAATACCTGAGCTTGTTGTAGCTAATTGTTCTACGTTGCTTTGTCTTAACGAAATACCACTATAATTAAAATCAGCTATTAGCCCAGTAGGATCATTGCTGTTTATTTCTAAACCTCCATCTCCAACAAAAATTTTAGTTTTAATACTATTTGTACCATCGCCTGAAACAATAGAATTTGTGCCTCCAGTAGAAGTAATACTAAACACCTCTGTGCTAGTAGTAGAATTTTTCCATTTTAATTTAAATTGTTCTGGAAACTCAATACCACTTGTTCCAGTCATTGTACCACCAGCTAGTGGTAAGTAAGGACCGCCTGCGCCACCACCGCTTGACGCTGTAATATTACCTGACGCATCTGATACTAATGTACCTGCGCCGTAAGTATTAAATTTAATAGCTCCTAAATCTGAAATACGCATTCTTTCTACACCTCCTGTTTGAAAAGCAAAAGCCGCTGTTGTATCAGTTGTTGTAGAAGCGTCTAAAACAACTCTATCTCCACCTGTACTAATTGATAATTTCTTTAAATTTTGACCAGTACCTTCTGATCTAAAAGAAGCTATATTAGAACCACCGCTTACAATAAGTTTGTGAGTTGTATTGCTAGTCGTACCAATACCGACGTTACCGCCGTTAAAATAAGAAAGACCATTTGCCTGAATATCAACTTTTACAGTAGTATCTGACTTCATAAAAAGCCTAGCATCATCTAAAGAACCTGTAGTAAATCTAAACGTTTCTTTACCATCTGTATTTGGAGAAATAACAACCACTCCATTTACATCTAATTTTTCGTTAGGACTAATCGTTCCAATACCAACGTTGTTATTAGTAGCAACGGTTACCGCCGGCGTGTTTCCAGATTGGTTGCCTATTTGAAAATAAAATTGACTACTAACGCCATATATGTTTTTACCTATAAGCCAATCTGTTCCTGTGGTAGAGCCAATATATATAGCACTAGAAGTTGCTCCTGAAGTTGAGTTTGCAAATTCAGCAGTTATATTTTGTGATCCATTAGCTTGACCGTCATCAACTACCCTTAATCTTCTATTGCTTGTGGTCGCGCCAATAGTAACATTTCCATTAGAATTAATACGCATTCTTTCTGTATTACCAGCGTAAAGTTCTAAGACATTTGCTCTTGAGCCAACATATACTCCATCCGCCGTATCGTCTGCAAAACGTATAAAACATCCAGATGTAGTTGATTGTAAATGTAATTTTTCTGTAGGATTATCCTCACCAATACCTACGTTGCCAGAACTGTTAATTACTAAATCACTTGATATACCTCCATTATTAACCCTTGTTCCTAAGTGTAATTCTCCTCCATATTCATTACTAGTAGCGTTTTCTTTTTCACTCCAAATACAAGCAAAAGTTGTTGGTGTAGTATTGTCGGTGATATATCGACCTGCAAAAACAACACCTGCTCCAACACCTTGAGCCATTGCGGTATCGTCTTCTAATCTAACATTGTAACGAGCATCACCTAACGTTGTAACATTTCCTCTTAATTGTAATTTTGAACTAGGAGTGGTTATACCAATACCAACGTTTCCTGCAAATAGAGCATTTGAACCACTAGTCAACGTAAGGCCAATACCACTTGAACCTGCTAAAATTAAATCAGATTCACTAGGAGATTGTCTCATTTGTAATTTAATTGGCGATGTTACGCCATTAGATTGAAGACTAATGAACTCTACTGTTCCAGTTGCGTTACCGTAATTCATTACTAAACCAGCACCAGCAGCAAACGAATTTATATTAAGGCGCCTTGTGTTTATTGCATTAGTTCCCGTATATAAATCACCTGTCAAAGGAAAACTTGATCCAGCTGAAAGCGGTAAGTAAGGACCATTGCCAGGTCCAAAAGCATCAGAGCTTAATTCTCTTTTTTGTATTTGATCACTTGCAGAGGTTACTTGTTTTACTGATGCATTGTCTACTGAAAACTCAGCGTCACCTACCGCGTATAAATAAAAAACAGGATTAGTCACGGTTGATGTTACTGTATAAACATATTTACCATTCGCACCTATTGAAGCAATAACTTGACTACCTCCAAACTGCGGTTGTAAACTACCCGAAGTGTAGTCGCTAACTTCAATACTTACCTTGTAAACATTTCCGCTTACTACACTAATAGACTGAGTTAGTCCTACAGTTGAAGCAGTATCAACAGAAGCTTTACCATTAGCGATTGTCCAACCACTACCAACACCCCAACCACTGTTAGCGCTAAAATTGCCGTTTGTTATTAACTCTGCTCCTATAATTTCATTTGCTACTAATACAGAAACTGAGCCTGTATTAAATGGTAGGTCAGAAACACCAAATGTTCCACCTACGTCTAATTTAAAATCTGGTGATGTATCGTTAATACCAACGTTGCCGCTACCATTAATTCGCATTTTTTCAGTTCCTGAAATAAACCATTGATGAGTTATAGCTCCTGTTGCGTTTTTTGATTGTAAGTAATCAGTAGAAACAAAAGTTCCATTAGATTGTCTAGTATTAAACAACAAAGAACCACCTGAAATTTGAAACTCTGTTCTGTTAAAATTTGCAGTCGCGTCCGTATCTTGTATAGTTAAAATTGGATTTGTTGAAGCAATGTGAAATAGTGATAGAGGAGAATTTGTTCCAATACCAACGTTACCGCCAAGTGGTTGTAATGAAATTGGCGTACCGTAAGTGTTTGCTGGAACGTGTGCCTGTAACCACATTTCATAAGGAGCAGCACTATTAGAGCCAATATCTAAAATAGGATTTGTACTACCAGAAGCAATTCTAACAACACCATTTATTGCTGCAGAACCAAAAGGCGTAGGACTTGAAGCTGTTCCCTGCACATCTAACTTTAAAACAGGGTCAGTTAATCCGATCCCGACTTTGCCAGGCACAATTACTTCTCCAGATGTTATTTGCATTTCTAAAGAGTGACTAACTGTATTTGCACCAGAACTAACATAAAAAAAATGCTTAGTTATTCCCCTAAAACTACCATCTGCGCTTCCATAATAAAGACTATTATTACTCGTGGTTGTAGCATATTGAAATATAGAAGTAGAATTTCCTACATAATTTGAAGTTGTAATACCGCTTTGCTTATTTACATTTGATACAATTGAGTTTGTAATTCTTATGCTTTCATAATTACCAGTATTTACTACTTCTAATTTAGCTCTAGGGCTAGTTGTTCCGATTCCTACATTGCTTGTGTTTCCTGCTATGTGAAGCGCTGAGTAAGATTTAGAAATATTATTACCTGAGCCATCGTCTTTACTTACAAATAACGAAAGATTTGAAGCTGCGTTATCTGACCCTCCAGTCATAAGTAAACCAGAACCTTGTCTTGCGTCAGAGTCAGGAAAAACTCTAAGTAACAATCCCATTGTTGCACTAGTCGAATACTGAGGGTTTGTAAATCTTACTAAATTGTTTGCAGTTCTGCTAATATCAGTTAAATCAATTCCTGCAACAGCAGGCGTTACAACGTGTAAAGGCGCTAAAGGACTAGTCGATCCGATTCCGACTTTTCCACTTTGCTTTATTACCATTTGCATTCTTTCTGTGATAGCTCCATCTGCTACTCCGCTTGCAGTAGAACAAGTGAAAGTATGGTCTCCTGTTTGCTGTTGATATTTCATAGCAAACCCTGGCGCTGCAACAGTACCATTAATAAATTTAGCTCCTGTTGATGTAAATTTTAAATTAGTAGTAACGCATGTAAAAGAATCTGCACCAACACCATCTGTATGTCCTTGAAGTGCACTTTGTTCACCTATCCTTAATTGAGTAACATAAGTAACCATTCCAGTTTCTGGTGTAATACCAATACCAATATTTTGATTAGCTACATCTTGTTTTAAAACACTATTACCTAGCGTAGTACCATCTGGTGTCCACATCGGAATAGTTCTTAACGTACCTGATCCTTTAACTGTACCTCCACCGCCTGGTATAGCTGAACCATCTATCCAATTAATACCTGTAGCTGTAGAACTTAAAACCTGGCCTGATGTTCCTGCATCTCCACTTGTATCTAAAAACTTATCTAGTAATTGTAATTCTGTACTTATTTTTTTAATTTCTGCCATGTCTTATGCGTAAGTTGAATTAATTGAAGTTCCCACAGCCTCTACTGTAACTCTTGGTGTAAATGACTGAGTTGAAGACCTTGCTTTAAATGTAAACGTAATAGTAGATCCATTTGCTGAGGCCACTACATCTAAATCGTTTGTGCCTTCATCTATAACTTTTTTAGTGTTCCAAGTTCCTCCAGAGTTAAAACAACCGTAAACTAGTCTTTGATATTTTCCAACACCTCCAAAGCATGTAAATGTAAATCCACATGAAAATCCATTACCACTTGGTAAAGCCGTTATTCCGGCAACTGCATATCCTGTTGTATTTAAACTACCAGCTGATTTTGTATATGTTACTTTTCCACCAGCTTGTACACCTCCATTTACATCAAGTTTGTAAACAGGAGCAGTAGTTCCAATACCAACGTTTCCGCCGTTAAAGTAAGAAGCACCGTCTGAATTTATTTTAGCAGTTGTTGTAACTGTTGTAGCTTTTGTCACATAAAGAGCACAATTCGTGCCGCCTTCTCTATCCCAAATATGAATATTTCCTCCAACTTGTAATTTTTCATTAGGTCTATAAGTTCCAATCCCTACGTTACCTTCGTGAGTAATACGCATTCTTTCAATTAAAGAGCCTGCTGAAGTCCCATTACCTAAATCAAAGGTAATATCACCTGAAGTGCTACCTGAAACAGAATCTAGCACTCCAAATATTCCACCTATAGAGTACTGATTATACCCTCCAAATTGCATTCCATATTTTTCACCAACAGTACTTCCTGTATTATTTAGAAACAATCCAGTGTGTGTATCATTAACACTATTTGTAATTCTTACAGGTTGATCAGTGGTAAGAGCATCTCCTTTAATTGTTAACTTTGCTTCAGGACTAGTCGTTCCAATACCAACTTTGCCTGTGTTCTGTTGAATTCGCATTGCTTCTCCAACATTATTAACAAAAAATGTCATATCACCTGCAGTCGCTTGAAAAGTAGTTGCTGCTTTAACAATTCCTGTAGATGTAATAGTTCCTGAATCAATTGTACCTGCAAAAGTTGCAGCGGAAGTATCTAAAGCTATACTTAAGGGTGTAGTACTAGATGTTGATATAGTAAAATTAGAACCTGAAGCTGTTAATATTGGATCTAAACCTCCGCCTGCTAAATTATCAAAATAAATAGCCGGGGTGCTTTTGCTTATATATAAATCTCCAGTTAATTTTTTTGTTGATCCAGCTGTTAGTGGTAAGAAAGGACCTGTACCACCACCATGAGCATCTACATAAGCTTTGTTAGCAAAACTAGTTGTTGTAGTAGGAGTTGGACCAGTTACTTGACCTGTGAAACTTCCAGTGTTTGCAGTAATATTTAGCGCAGCAATAAAATTACCTGCGGCAAACGTGCCGTCTACAGCAGGTACTCCTGCTGAGGTGTAACTACCATAATTTAAATTACCATTAGCACCCAACCAAAGCGAATTAGATACTCTGGCTCTCCAATGAAAGTTTAAATTAGGCGCGTATTTGTTATCTGCAGAACCAGAACCTATACTAGCTCTTTCTAATATACTTACAGGTGAGTTTTCCCAGTCGTTGTTATTTGTAAGAGTTGTTTCAAACTCTGACATACCATCTTGAACAGATAGTTTAATTGGAGAACCAGTACCATATGTTTGTGTAGGCGCTGTTGCATTTATTAATACAGTGCCACTTGAATTAATATTTAATGGGGTAGAACCTCCTCCGTAACCACCTAATCCTAAGTAAGAACTACCATTGGCTATAATATGATAATAATCAGCCCCTACAAAATCTCCATTAACTCCGTCTAAAAATATTGTTGCTCCATTTTGATATTCCCCTAATGTTATAGAACTAGAACCATCGGTAACTTCAAATTTTGCAACAGGAGTAGTAGTTCCAATCCCAACTTTAGTTTGCGCAGCACCACCTGATCCACTCATAGCAGTCAACGCTACGTTTCCAGCTGGCGCTATGTTAATTCTATTTAAATTAGTTGGGCTATTATATCCAGTAGCTATTGTAAGAGTGTTTTGACTTCCTTGATCAAATGTTACACTAGCGTTTTGACTACCACCAGAATTATCTTCAAATAATATTTGAGCATTATTACCTGCTGAGTTTTTAACTAATATTTGAGGATCAGTTCCGCCATTAGTTACGGTTAATCTTGCTCCTGTAGTACTAGTAGTTCCAATACCCACGTTGCCGCCTGCGTCAATACGCATTCTTTCAACTACTCCAGAAGCTCCAGTTGCAAGTTCTTTAGTTGTAAATATTATATCTGATCTAAAAGCACCGTCATCAGTTGCTTTTATTTGAGCAGTTATTGGTTGACTTACTCCAACGTTTATAAGATTAAAATCTATTCTTGAACCTGAACCACCACCACCATCATGACTCATTGTTAATACAGAAGTAGCTGTATCAAATATTTCTAAATTAGTTGTAGGAGTAGTCGTTCCAATACCGACGTTGCCGCCAATAAAGTAAGAATCACCAGCTGTATTTAATTGTATTTTTGCTGACTGACCGTTAGCATATAAAACACCAACACCATTATCCGCGGTATCTATATAAAGATTATGCGTAATGCTGTCATCAGTATCTTCTCTTATTAATAAACCATTAGAGTTTGTAGGAGTATGAATGTCTAGCTTAGCTCCAGGATTAGTAGTACCAATTCCGACTCTACCGTTAGCGGCAATACGCATTTTTTCCGCTCCACCTGATTGAAATAACATAATACCTGTATTTCTAGCGTTTAATGTTAGTGAATTACTACTAGATGTAATAGTCCCGTGTATTGCTGAACCTACTTTAATGTTTACAGCCGTAGTATCAATACTACCTGTAAAAGTTGCAGTAGTTCCTGTTAACGCTCCAGTTAAAGTGCCACCAGCTAGTGGTAAATAAGGTCCACCAATTATAGAACTACCGCTAGCATCAACCCATTGTGTTCCGTTTGAGCCAGTAGAAGTTAAAACATAGTTTGCAGAACCTTGAGAATTTACTCTATCTCTAAATGCTCCAGTAAGTCTCATGTTACCTGAGATATGAAGTTTTTGCGTAGGAGCAGTTGTTCCGATCCCAACATTACCTGTAGAATCAATGTTTAAATGAACATTTCCATTGTTTTGTACTCTAAAGTTTCTACCTCCTAAACTACCAAAAGTGTTTAAATCTAAATAAAGAGATCCTCCTGATTTTAAAGTAGATATTGAACTGTTATTTATAAGTACATCACCTGAGTTAATTTGTAGTTTTTCTACAGGATTATTTGTTCCAATACCGACGTTTCCTGAGCTTTTTACTATAAATTTAGAACTAGAAGAACTGTCTTGGATACTAAAATAATCACCTGTTCCTGTGCTTATTTTTTTAATTAATACAGCTAAATTGTTATTAAAATTATTAATAAAATTAGAAGTAGATGCAGGTGGTGAAGAAGCGCCAAAGGTTGTGCCACCATTAACTTGTAATGTAGCCGCAGGACTAGTCGTCCCAATACCGACGTTGCCGGTGTTATATTCAATAGTAACTCTCTCGTTTTCACCACTAGTAGTATCTTTTGATGTAATTGCAAAGTCTGCGTCACTTGAACTACCACTTCCTATTTTCCAATCAGTATAAGCATCTCCACCCCAAGTATCACTTAAGCCTCTCATAAGCTCTATACCTGTTCTTGGTGTTGATTCATGATCAGCGTGTAATCTCACAGCTACAGTACCTGAAACTTTCTTTAATTCAAGAAGTTGGTTAGGACTATTTGTCCCAATACCAACGAGACCGTTTTCTTGAATACGCATTAATTCAGTGCCATCATCAGCAGTGCCATTTGTTCTAAATCTATAACTAGAACTACCGCTAGTATTATCTGAATCAATTTGAAAAATCATTGAATCAGCAGATATTAATCTACCACCAGTAACTCCTGATTCACCTATTTTAATAGTGCTATGAACTTCAAGTGTTTGTGAAGGACTAATCGTACCAATACCAAAATTACCATTATCCTCCATAGCCATTTTATCTGACCCAGAGTTATTTTTAAATATTATTCTACCACCAGCTGTAGCCGCTGTAACTTGATTAATAACAACAGCGTTGCCTACAAAACTAGTAGTAGTTTTGATAATTCCTGAAACATCTAAAGGTACAGTAGGACTAACTATTCCAATACCTACCTTACCGGCGAAATATCCATCATTTAAAAAGTTTAATGCCATTTATTACATTGGATTAAATTAATATTATACGTGTGTAAGTAGTACTTGGTAAGCGTCGTTTGCTACAGAACCTGTAAACCCTATAGCCATACTAGCAGTTCCGCTTCTTGTAACACAAGCGTAAACAGTTTCAAAAGGTGCCGCACCTTCAGTAATTTCTACTTTAACGTTTTCTGATAAAGCGCCAGTTCCAAATAAACTAGCAGCAGCTAAGTTTAAAGTAAATGTTGTTACG